GGCCTTTCTTGTCTTTTGAAGTAATTTATCCGTAGGAGGCCATATGCTTGAATTTCTTGTGATAGCAGCAAAGGCTTTAATCATAGCAATAGCAATAATCGTAATCGTTTTAACAGTAGGGGCTTGACATGGCTAGGATGATAATGAGTTCTGGGCGCGAGCGCTGGTGGCCGGACAAGTACAACGTGAAGACACGTGAATTGCTGGATCCGTCCAAGACGCCGAAAGAGAATCTCTGGGACACCATATACAAGGTAACGTGTGTATGGCTGAACAAGGCCCGTGTCTGGGCATACTCGGAGCAAGACATGTCCGAGCTTGAGAGCGAGACACGCATGGCTACGTATCTTCGGCTTCGATACCTTGTCCGTACAAAGCAGTATCAACGCAAGTACAGTTTTTGGGTTAACTGCACTCGCGCCTGTTTCAGCGTGTACAACGCGTGCATTACAGCATGGCTACGTAGGCTTAAGCCGAGAGAAATGGAGGTCTGTGGCGATGAACCGATAAGCGACTCAAATAATTCAGAAACCTTCTTCGACTCCAGAAGCTTCAACCCGACGTTGATTACGTCAAGCGAGAACTGGTCGGCGCAGAAGATGCGGTGGCAGGATGCACAGATGCCATATACAAAGTGGAAGAAACTCAACGAAACCGTCGATGACGAATATATGGAATACACGGAAAGCTGCGGCGCATTAGGCATCGTTCCTGTAGACAAAGTTACGTTTGTTCTGACAAACTATAGTGATGAAGAGCGCAAGATCATGTCAGAAGAGCCTACCAAGGGCCTTACGTACCGCAATTACTTCCGAAACTGGCTCGCAAAAAAGAAGGCCCTCGATCCGGAATGGGCGGCGCGCAAGAAGCAGCACGACAGAGAGTACCAAAAGAAATACAACGAAAAGCGAAAGGCCGAGCGTAGACGGAAGAAAGCACAAAAAAAGAAGGCCGCTACTTAGCGGCTTTCTTTGCGTCTTGCAGTTCCTTGACGATCTTGAGCTTGGCTGGATCTACCTTGAGCTTGTCCAGGCATTCCTCGAAGAACGAGGTAACGCCACCGAACTGTTTGAGGTAGTCGATCTTGTCCGTGTACTTCGGGTCGACGTACATTGTTACTGCCTTGGTCTTGATACGTTTCTTCTGCATGGAATTCAATATAGTATTTTTATTCGGCATGGTCAACCTTCTTGGTTAAGCGTGTAGCGATGTCATGCACGTCTTGCTCTGTCAGCTCTGGCTGTACAGTGTAGCAGTATGCAGCTACATCGTCCAGCTGGTTCTGGTCAAGACCGTGCTCGTGCAGTATCTCACGAATGCGTAGGTTTGTCAGCATGGATTAGCCTTCAAACGGTTGGCGTATTGCATATTGATCTACAGCATGTAGGATCGTCTGCACATAGTCATGGTTGAACTCGTCAAATAATTCGCAAAGCTCGTCGTTCCAGAGCAACGTATTCAGTATACGGTCTTCGTCCATGTCGAATGCAGCGACTTCTTCTGACTTGGCATAGCTACAGTATTCGTTAATAAGATAGCTGTGGTCGGGTTCAGCCAACGGAAGTCGATAGATCTCTCCAGTTTGCTGGACTTGCGGCAACGCCTCATTGATTGCGTTCAGCCAGTTGTCCTTGTCGTTATCAATGAGGGACATTGTATTGGGATTGATGGCGATACGTTCGTTCATGTTATTACTCCTTGTTATTAAGCGGGATATTTTTTGCCCCAGTAGATTTCCTTGTCTGGGAACGTTGTTGTGAAGCTACCATCGCTCCACGTGAAACCAATAATGGTGCCGTCAAGTTCAATGACGGATTTTAGCTGCTTGGTCTTCTTGAAAAAGTGTTCAGCAATGTAGCAGACAAGTCCGACTACAGTACCGATGATAGAGCCAGCCACAATAGAACCAAAGATCGGGCCGAGCATTGCAAACGATCCGATACCCACTGCTGTAACGAAGATGCAAATTGCGATTTGAATTAAGCGTTCTTTCATGTCTGACTCCTTGTTAAGTTCTGTACCTTAATATAGTATATTTAAGCCTGGGTGTCAATACCCTTAGCTAAAACAAATGCATATTTATTTCTTACGTTCGTTGGTTGCACAATTTTTGTGCTCCAGTCCAGACAAAATCGGCATCGGCAGATGCATTTTTTGAAGTGAAGTTCAACTTTATAGAAACATGAGTTACAATTATGCATCTGTCCGTAAATCGGTTATATTCCGACTTTTCTAGCCATCTATAATTAGTGAAACTTCCAATAAACGTAGCTTTTTGCACGCCATCTTCGCTTCCATAACTAGAAAGTCTTCTCTCATAGCCATTTTCACTATAAGCGTAAGCGGATGGACTCCAAACAGCTGACCCAATAAAATACACTGTAGCAGCAACAGAGTTATAACCAGACTTTAGTGGAGCGTCTTCATGCAAATGGAATCCCAGTGAACCGTTCTGATATTTTACGTAGTAGTCATCTACTCGTATTTGACCTACATAAGACGGCAATTCATCATACAAGGCTTGCAAGCTGTCAAAGTAGTCTGTAGACATCATTTTAACAGTGTCACGCTTCAAGAGGCGAACAGTGTCCGTCTTAGTGATTACTTCCTTGATTGTGTCTACCCTGAGTTCGCGCACAGTGTCACGCACAGTGACTTTAAGCGTATCTCTGAGCGTGTCACGCACGACTTCCTTGATGTTCTTGACGATCGTATCGGTGGACGACGTGTGAACCGTCAGCGTGTCCGTAAATGTCAAAGTGTCCTTGACGTACAGCGTGTCGGTAACACGTGTAGTGATCGTCCTGGTGAGAGTGTCGTGGACGACGATCACGCTGTCGTGGTAGTAGTTGTTTGTAGTCGTGTTGTTCGAGTTGGACGTGTTGGACTCGTCGTTCGTGTAGTTGGTAGTCGTGTTCGTGGACTTGTCCTGGTCGTCGTCGAAGTAGCCAGCATAGGTCACTGGGTCGTTGCCGCAAGCGGCTAGAATGGTTGCAAGTGCGAGGATTGTGAGGTTCTTCATGGTTTGTCTCCTTTTAGTTTTCTTCTACGCATTTGTGATTAAGCATATATTTTATCGAGTTGCATATCATCCACACACTCACGCCTACAAATATGAAGCAAGAAAGTGCTACTACGGCGGATATGACCAACCCAATCCAGTACAGTACATACTGCAAGTCAGCGTTACCGTAGTTCATAATGGACGTGTAACACCAGCGTACACCATCGCAACCCAATGCAGTGAAATATCCGAACGCACCAGCAAAAGTAAGTACGGCCATATCCATACCCAAAACTTCGCTTAATAAGTCTTTTACCGTCTTTGTTTCTTTTTTCATGTTGTTACCTCTTGGTTTGATTTGTTTACGAGGTAAATATAGCTTATTGACCTATTTGTGTCAATACCTCAATATGAAAATAGCAAAATATTTTTGAAAAACGGCGAAAACAACTTAAAATCGACAAAACATTAACAATATTTTACATTTTATAGAGGTTCACCCAACGTGATATTTGCTCTATATCTTTTGAAGTATGTATTGTAGAATGCACGCCTTGAGGCAGATAAATCAGCTCAAAATATGGCCGATTATAATACATCCCAAGTCTAATCAGGTCTTTCATACTATGAGCGTACTCGCCATCAAGCGTTAGTTCGAGTCTGTGATGTAAATGCCAATATTTGAAGTTATCCTTCTTAGCGTCACTGTAGTTTTCTATAAGATGCTGTTCGCCGTTTCGGTACAACTTTCGACCATACATCGGAACAAGATGTCTATGTCTTTTTGGCGGCGCCGATTTCATCAACGCTTCTTTTTCTTCTTTAGCTTGTCTATAGGCGTCGAAATAATTTTTAAAATATTCAAGCTGCTTTTCTACGATGTCATTCGAGGACATATACAAGATCCTCCATATCTGTTATTCAATTCAAAGAAAGCGACCCATTTCTGGATCGCTTGAGAACTCATCATAAGGAAAGTGAGGCCATTTGACCTCAGTGTGGGCAAGGCAAAGGACAACATTAAGAAGCAACCCTGCCCACGCTGAGATCCTCCCTTGCGGGAGAAGCCCAGACAATGCAAACCACAAATAATAACATCCAAGGGCCGTGTCTACTTAAAGGCGGTCACGGCAGTCGCCATTCCCCTTCCTCAAAATGGGAGTTCAGAATCGTCGTCCTTGACAGCATCCTTTGCTTCTTCTGCTGCCTTGACAAGATCATCGTCAGTGAACTCGACCTTGTTCTCAGTCGGTTCAGCAAACGTCAAGCCGTCAATCCAGTGTGCAGCAATAAACGGGCCTTTGTTGAGGAATGCCGGAGCCTTGTCATCAGCTACAAAGGCAGCCTTGTCATTCTTCTTGGACTTGAGGACATTGGAAATGACGTTATACTGCTTGCCATCACGTTCAGCAACGTCAACGACGATCTGGCAAGGAAGACCCACGGTCTTGCCGAGGTCGATGCCATCGGCAGCCTTTTCGAGAGTAATGCCCAGCCAAGCGTTAAGGAACAAGAAAAGGTTAGACTTTTCATTGATCACGTTGCGATACGGAAGCGTGCGCAAGTAATGCTTAGTGTCACCATCCACGACCTGGAACACGAACTGGAACTTCGGTTCAGTTTCAGTAGACTGGTACTTCTTAAACTCCTTCTTGGTAAGGCCAACACACACACCAGAGTATGCGCCAGTTTCGAGGAGTTCAAATTCGCCGCCAACGGACGGCTTTGCGGTTAGAAATTCATTCTGTTCTTCTGCCATAATTATACCTTCTTTGGTTTCTGATTGGCTTATCAACGGTCAGTAAATTAGCTTAATTCAATTTGAAAGTCAATTATAACACACACTCATAGTTTGTAAAACTTTTAACATATAATTTTTAGCAAGAAAGTTGTAAACACCGTCTACATGGAAAAAGTTAATTTATCTCGGACTAGGCTTGCCAGTCCCCGATTTACGGGGCTTCCAGCTCGTTTCGTTACTTTGTTCTCAGCGCAATCCCTGCTAAATTTTGCCTCAAAGGGCATGTACATTCAGCGTCTGAAAATGACAATGCTTTTGGTGGACGGACACCATCTCGAACGAACTTTCATATTGCCCCTATCCTTCATAGTTCGTGGTACATGACAGACGATAGTCTGTGGGCTAATGCGAAGCGACCGAACGACGGAACAACTTTGTACACAGCCACGCTCTCCTTCAGCCGACCTCGTGTCGGAAGCCAAGACATGCGTTTTGGTGAAGGGGGGCATCTGCTCGCTCACTCACTCTGGAACAGACAAGGAATTAGGCAGAATGTAGATATCATTCTCATCCAGCATACGATTAAAGGCTTCGTTAATCATATCGTCAGTCACCGGAGGACGTTTCTCTCTCTTAATATCATTCCAAGCCCAGTAGCAGAAGTAGATAAAAGAAACTCCTGCAATAGAGATCAATGCGTTGCCAAGTACCTTGTCCATAGTCACCTCATTCCGAAAAGACGGTCTACCTTGCGTATGTAATCTTGTTCAAAGCCGACTGGCGGCCTTAAAGAAATTACTTCATTGTAGTCGCAACCCTTGTCTATGAGCCACATGACTTCCTTGTAGACAGTTTTATCACGAGATCCTTCGGTGGTGCTGTCGAACACTTTCTGGACGTGGTTGAGCATTCCTTGATGGTTTGCGGACGGGTCACGGTCAGCTTCTGCAATGGCTTTCTTCCAGTGGAAATCCTCATAATATTCCTTGGAAACTTGCTCGAAATTTTCAGAAGCGAATGACAGTCTTTCTCCTTGGTGCTGCATGTACCTGTACGGATTGCCAGCCGCAAGTATACATGGGACAATTTGCCAATGGCCCTTATCGAAGCAAGTCGTGTCGCACATGTCGAACATCCGTCGCAGAGTCTCTTTAACTGGAGGCACCAGCCAATCTGTATAAATAGGTTCTTTCAATGGAAACACTGCGCGGAACCTATCGCCTTGCTTGAAACCATATCCAGTCGTTGTGTAAAGCTGAAACGAATATCTGCGATAATCATTGACAAATTCTTCAATGGTACAACCATTATCGACGTCAACTTGCAGGGCATACAGAAACCCAATGTTGCCACCATCATTAAGAATCAATCCGTTCTTCGGATCACGATGAACAACGTCTTTCATGTGTCCGAATATGAACAAAGGAGCCATGTCCTTGTCCTTCTTTACAATAGGATTGGCTATGAGGTTGTTCCACATGGAAGCATCCATGCGGAAGTACGACATGTACCTGGTTTCCTTTTGGGATTTACGCAGCAGCTTCATCGTCGGAATCCTCAAGCCAGCTCAAGTCCGTGCTGACCGTTTTATCGGGCTTCATGTAGATAGGATCATCGGATAGGTTGTCAGTCCATGCAAGATGAATGACACCTTGTTCGTTAACAGCTTCCGGAAGCATGTGTCTGATATCCTTTGCGAAATTCTGCCTTGCCTTTCCTCGACCGTTTCCAGACTCATTGCACCACTGCTTATAAGAGTCGTATGCGTCGTTGAGCGATTCCTTGCCAGGTCTCACATGCTTGGCTTCAATCCACATGGACGTCGTAGACTGTGTAGGATAATATGTTTCTTGGATTTTTGTAATAGCAGTACCAACATTACCATCAGTTGGATCCCAGTAACCTTCGTCACGGCTGTCGTCGATAGCTCTCCAGAATATGTACGAATTGTCCAAGAACTTGTTTATCTTGTCAAAGCTTTCTGGACGCTTTCCTTTGCAATGGAACTCGAACCATCTTCTCATCGTTTGTTCATCAAAGATGATATCATACAAGTGATAGTTTGCCGAAGATATTGACGAGAAAGTAATACGTCGTTTAGCCTGGTTCTGCGACTGGTAGATACGAGCGTCAAGCTTCTCTCCAGTGGTGATCGACTTCATGATTGCAAGCTGGTCTTTCGACAGCTTAGCATCGACGTCATCGCCGTCAATGGCAAGTTCATCGAATATGATAACGTAGTTCTCGGTAAGGCGCTTGACTTCCTTTGTATCGTCGAACAGCTTTGCAATGTTCGTTACGGAGCAGAAATCGTCAAACGGCTTACACAGCTTCTTTAGTGCCGTGGTCTTTCCAAGTCCGCCAGCTCCATAGAAATTAGGCCATATCTGATCCTTTGTAGGAAGGTTCTTGAGCTTGCGCTTCACTTGCCAAGCCCAGTGCTTCATCAGGGTGGCGAAGATGTCGTACGACTCCTCTATGTCGAAATATTCGTATACTGCATGCAAGAAGCGTTCTCCGGCATCAACCATCTTTGCGTCATAGGCTATGTTTTTCATGATGTCGACGATGGCGTTCTGCATCTTGTCCATGGCGAGCTTGCCAAGGCATGCCTTAATTTCTTCAGCCTTATAGCCGCATCCTTGGTCGTATACGGTACACATGATGGCTTGCCTAAGCTCCTCAATGTCCTTCGGAGCGCTTGCGCCACCCTTTGTATAGTTAATTTCCTTGAATGCTGGGGATATGTCCCATTCTGCTCCATGAGCCTTGAGCCAGTTCTCTATGAACTGGGTAGGCGGCATGCGTTCTTCCTTCTCGTCCTTGGGCATGTTTGCAGTGATGTAGGCGTTAACCTCGTCTATGGTCACGCCCACGGTCATGCCCAGGTCGCTCATGGTCTGCGAATACTTTGTGAATATGGATATACCGTCTGCGTAGCGGTTGGATCGAACGTCCAATACCCCGAACTGGTGCGTGGACTTGTTAAGGTTGAATCTGTAGTTCTTGTTGAAAAAGCTAGTGAATTGGTCTGTCATATATTACCTACAAATGTGCCAGCAGTTGTTATAATTGCACTTAAAAACGTCCATGCCGTACTTGTCGGCTACGGCTCGTGCCTCTTCCTCTGTGTCGTACATTCTGAGCGACTTAATGTGAGTACGGTTGTTACCGTAATAGTCGTAGTCTGGATTAGGGCAGCAGTATCTTACTTTCATCTTTATGTCCTTTGACACCATTAAAAAAAAGCGGTGTCGGGCTTTTGGAGGAACCAGCTCCAACCCGACACCGCCTCATTCAGAAAATCTCTTACTTAGTCCGGTGCGTCACAACTGGTTCTTGTGATATGTGTAGTTTAGCTGGTGGTCACAAAATTTTTCTGAATGATAGACCGTGCCAGCCTTGTTGATCAATAAATTACTCTATACTACTGAAATGCGGAACTAAGTCAAACTCCATCGTTAAGATGGGTTGTAATATAAAAACATTAAATTTGAATTGCAAGAAGACCATACACCCATAGTTTTTGGACTATCTCTTCAAGTTAGTTTGTAATGAGTATATGGTACAAAGTATGAGTGTTATTACAAGAAAGAAAGTACCAAAGAAAGAAATACATTACCTATATATCTTTTCTATTGTTGGTGTGGGTGTACACACCAACTTTTTTTGGATTTCGCTTTGAATATGCGTTTTCACTTGAATAAGCATGGCAAAATTTGCTCAAAAACGCCAATTCGTTAAAAAACCATGCATGGTCTATGCATGAAAATGCATATAAGGAATTAGATAAAACCAGCCTTGATAAGCTCGTCCATAGGACTTGGGATCATGTTCTCGTCCTTGTATGCACTGTCCACAAGTGATCGAAGCTCGTCCGGCTCCCTAGACTTGACATAGTACTGTATACTCACGGCTGGGCTATGACCTACCAGTTGTGCCACTGCCTTGATGTCGTTGCAGTGGGCATATAGGTACATGCATGCACTGTGCCTCATCTTGTGCAAGTTACCGCTAGGCATTCCAGACTTCGCTATGGCCCTGGACAGAACCGTGTACCGCCCAGCTTGGCTGTCCGGTATGTGAGAGAATATGTAGTCGCTGTCCTTCGGAAGTCGGTGCAGCATGTCCAGTATTCGTATATCCAGAGGAACAACCCTTGTCTTGTTGCTCTTGGTGGTCTCCGCCCTAAGCGTTATGCATCCATCCCTCAAATCCGACCACTTCAGCATGCTCGTCTCGCCTTGCCTTGTGCCAGCGGTAGCCATTATCCACAGATACACCTTCATCTGCTGTTCGCAAAGCTTGTCCTTGCATTCCACGGCTTCGATTATGTGGTAAATCTCGTTCATGCGCCAGTAGCCCTTCTCTGTCTGTTCTACACGTATCTTGGGCCAGTTCGTGGCAATGCGCGGATCAAGCCCATGGAACTCTGCCAGGTACTTGCAGAACTCGTGCAACGCAACGGAATAGTGCTTGCGTGTAGCAGAGGACAGACTGTCGTGCTTTGCCATCCATAGACGTAAGTTGTCACGTGTCACTGACGTAACTGGATCGTTCAGAGGCACGGTAAGACGGACGTTCTTCATGTATGCCGCTATTGACTTCTCACGCATGCCCTTACGGCGCATTTCCAGTTCCCAGCTGTCGTAGCACTCCATAATCTTCAAAACGGCCTTGGAAGGCGCTTTCTGGCCAAATACTGGCAGCTTTGCTAGTAAGTCGCTAGGCGGTTCCTCTCCGACGGCTATGTAGTCGTTGTAGCGCTTTACCTCGTCCCTGCGAAGTCTAACCCATGCCTCAGCCACTTCACGTGACTCTGTATGCAACGGCACGTCGGTTGTCTTGCCGCCATGCCTAACCCTTGCGTAGTACTGCGGATTCTTTAGACGTGCGGCATTCTTCTTGTACACGCACACGCTTATCTTAACTTGTTCCATAATAGCTTCCTTGGTTGTCACTTGTATTGTTACATCAAGATAGCAAAAGTATGAGTGTGTGGTATAACAACAGATGCGTAAAACGGCTCAAAAACGGCAATACGTGTAAACCATGTGCCGACATTTCATAACGGTCGTTGACACCATTGTAAGCCATGCCTGGGCTGTACGGCATGGTTGTTACTGATTCATTACAAAATGAAGTAATTTCTTCTGCATCAGGAGATTACCATGCAGAAGACAATCCATACCTTTTTCGACCGCGTCAACACTTGCAACGACGCAACAACCCTACTAATGCACATCGCAAAGATGCTTGCGATGAAGAATCAAGAATACACCGACGCATTCGCCGCAGACGAACTCCGCTATGCCATTGCCGAGGAAATGCTCGCCTTCGCGCACAAGACCAAGGGGCAGAACTTCGAGGTCACATGCACCTACCAGGGCGTCACCGAGTCCAGCACATTCCGAGCCATGGAACTGTTCTCTATCGTGGACGGTGAACACGACAAGATGGGCATTGAAGAATACATGGACAAGGTCGTGCATCCCATATCGAAGGAACTGGCAGCACGTATCATCAGCAAGATCGACGGGCCTCTCTCGGCTACGTCTTGCGAAATCAAGGTAGGTCTGGCATAATGGCATACATGGGAGACACATTTAAGGACGAGTATGTCTATACAGAGCCGTCGGCTCAAGTTCCTTGCAAGTATTGCAGCGGTAATGAACGTATCGAATGCGAAGGCTGGGGCGCATTAGTTTCGATCGTCATAGGCCCTGTTGGAGTACGAACATTAGCGAAAGAAGAACAGTATTCCTCCGGATATACCGAAGAACTGCTTGAAGAAATGCGTAAGCGTAATGCAAATGTCGTGTTTTTCACTGGAGACGGGCCAGTGTTCTGCGACTTTGGCTTCTGTCCAAAGTGCGGACGACAGTTTCAAAAGTAGGTGCAAAGCCCTACTATCAAGAATGATAACAGGAGAAAATTATGCCAAAAACTGACAAGAAGAAGGTCAGCGTCGATACTTCGACGGCGAAGCCTTTGTACGAAACAGCCAAGGTCGAAGTCAACAACAACCCAGTGATTCTGTACACTGACCCTGATGCTGAATACGAGCGCTTGTACGGCTGGATCCATAAAGGCGATGTTGACACAACGTTGAAGGCAATTCTGAAGGAATTGGTAAGAATTAGGTTAGGAGGCGGACATGTGTAAGGATGAAGGTAGCGTGGCTGATGGCGTTCAAAAGACTAAAAAGAATCCAGTTCCGAAGGGTCTTACTCCTTTTACAGTCATGAACGCCAAACAGGCCCAAGAAGCGTCTGTCCGTGCTAGGAACTTGCGCAAACAAGTCCGTGCCGAGATGCTCAACAAGGTTGTAAGCAATTACGACTTCGGCGAGGAAATGGTAAAGGCACTGAAGAAAGGCGATCTCGACAAGGTTACTCTGCTGAAGGAAGCCATGCGCCTTATAGGGCTACAGCATGACCAGAGTGAAGAAGCGGCTGCACAGAAGATCGACCTCAAGAGCGATAACAAGGTTGATGGCAAGGTTGAAATATCCGTCACTGGATTGAATGGCTAGAAAGATCAACATAGACCTCTCTGGTGACAAACTATTGCCACATCAGAGAGCGCTGATCAACAGTAAGAGCAACAAGACGGCATTGATTTGTGGGCGTGGCGCTGGAAAGAGCTACGCTTGTGCTGCACTTATCTTGTTGACATTGCTAAAGGGCAAGAACGTCCTGGTAGGTGGCCAGAGAATGGAAACCTTGCAGACAACATTGTACAGCGACATCAAGGACTTGGCACAGGAATGGAAGATATACGACCTCATCACTTGGCGTATGTCACCGATGATGATGATTCTAGGCCATGCGCATGTGTGGTTTGGCAGCTACGAATCCATAGATGCTGTCCGTGGTTACTCACGTGTGTCATTAATTGTCCTTGATGAAATGTTCCTGGCTCCAGTCAATATTACAGCCGTTTGGGGGCCTTGTATGCGTTCTACCGAAGACGGCAAAACACGCTGGGTCGGTGCGACAACACCAAGGGCTGGCTCATTGTGGAACGTCATGTTTGGTGATCCTAACTGCAAGTGGGAAATCATCAAGGCTGTTACTACGGACAACACGCATATCAAGGACGAAGAATACCAGCTTATCCTTGACGGTATCACTTCCGATGAACAGTACAAGCAAGAAATCCTCGGCCAGATCAACACAGACCTTGGCGGTGCGGCAATTATACACCTAGCCGACTTCCCTTCACAACCAGCGCTCACCACTGACAACCGTGTCATAGCTGGGTTGGACTGCGCCGAAGGCGTCGAACGCGACGCTACTGCCTTTGTCAAGCGCCGTGGCAACCAGATTATTGAATGCTGGAAGATCAACAGCATCAACCACGAAGAGACCGTGCGTCGCATACGTGAAAGCAATAAGCAACTCAAAATAGACAAGCTCAACATGGACGCAGCATTTAGCGACTATGAATACAACATCCTCAAGTACGAGATCCCGTGTGAACAAGTGAACTTCGCACGGGCGGCAACCGAGCTGAACAAGGACAAGTACGCCAATGTCCGTGCCGAGATGTACTTCAACTTGGCTTGGCAAGTCAAGCATGGCCTATGCGTGGACGGCTTCGACCTTACTGCTGAAATCAAGAGACAGATGTGCGCCATTACTTGGCTACGGAATAACCAAGGCCGACTACTGCTCTGCAAAAAAGAGGAATTGCGCGAGGCTTTAAAAATGAGTACGGATATCGCGGATGCTCTGGCATTGACATGTCTCACCAAGTACACGGCTGACGATCCGGTAATGAAGGCCAACATCGAATCTAACCGAGAGAAGATAAGGCGATTTAGGAATTTAATGGGCAGTTTCGTGGGTGCTGTTATGGCTCTGTCTGTCGCAGTACAGAATGGGGTAATTTATGCGCTAGGAGCATTATGATGGGATGGGTTTGTACAAAGTGTGGACAATGCTGCCGCCATGTCGGATCGGTGCCAAGCATGGCAAGCTATGCCAAGCCAGATGGCGCATGCAAATTCTTGGGTGAAGACAATCTTTGCACAATTTATGACAAGCGTCCTCCCATCTGCAACGTTGCTTGGGTTTACGAGCATTACTTCAAGGGCAAGGTCAGCGAGGACGATTTTTACGCACAAACGCAAGCCGCATGCGATAAACTGAATTTGAAGTAATTTACACAGCATACCAAGAGATTTAGCCATGTTAGAGAACAAGTTAGGAGAGGATTATGCCGATGCACTCAAGGAAGCCCTTGTCATGCGCAGAAGTGGCAACATTGATAGAGCCGTCGATGACATGCTAGGACATATCTTGTACTCAATCAGCCAGTGGGCCATTGCAGAGGCTGTAAGGGCTGGCAAGCTCTGGAGGACATTCAGTCAAGACGTGGATTTCCAGTCAGAAGTATTGCTTGCCGTTGTCAACTATTCGAACAAGGTGTGTCTGGAGAGACGCCCACGTGAGATACTGGTGTACCTTAAAAAGTGCGGTCGATCAGCAATTAGAGACCAAATTATGAAAGCAAATGCTCTTAAACGTCAACATGAGAGTACGGAATTAGAAGGTGCTGTCATAAGGACAGATTTCTATGGAAACATGACTGGTGTCGGCTATGAAATAGAGCAAGACCCAGACAGGAGAATCTTATGAATATTGCGATACGTGAAAAGATGCACCCAACATTGGGTGTGATGGTGCGGGACAACGGAGAAGTGTTAGTTCCAAATGCAAGGAATAGCAACGACAGTCATTGGACTAAAGGCTACCCAGTTGGTAGATACCTAGTGGTTGGTATTAATAAAAAGCATTACAGAGTGCATAGAATTGTTGCAGAAACATTTATACCTAACCCAGAAAATAAGCCTACGGTGGATCATATCGATAGTAGAGACCCGCACAACAATTCTGTATCCAATCTTCGCTGGGCTACATATAAAGAACAGCAAGCCAATCGATCGGTGGCTTTAAATCCTAAGTATGGTGTGTTATATGAAGGTCATGAGAAAGAATATATGAAGGCTTATAAAGCAGCTAATCCGTTAGTTCTGTTTAATGACGGAAAATATCGCAATGTGCCAAAAGACATTGCGGATGCTTTACACAAGCTACCAGTCAAAGAAAGAATTTATAAAAACTAGGAGTAAGTATGTCTTACGCAGAAGAAGTAATGAAAGAAATCAACGCCGAAGCTCCAGCAGTGGAAACTCCGGTCGAAACCAATCCAACGCCAGTCGAAGAACCTGTAGTGGAAACATCTACAGAAGAGCCGAATAAAGACGAGCCGAAGGCTCCAGAGGAATGGTCGCATGAACCGCCTAAGGAATGGGCCAAGCCGAATGACGACGAAGAGCAGAAGCCAGCCGAGGAAGAACCGAAGCCAGCCGAGGATAAGCCCGCTGAACCACAGCCAAAGCCAGACCTTTCACAGCTTACAAAGGAACAGAAAGCTGAGCATGCATTCGCACGCCAGCTTGCCAAGCAGAAGGAAAAGCACAAGGCTGAGATGGATGCCCAGCGTGAGGAATTACGCAAGGAGTTCCAACAGCAGATGGACGAGTTCAAGAAGTCATTAAAGGGTGAGGAAAAGCCCAAGCAGCGTGAAGACTTCGACACCGACGATGAATTTATCGACTACTTGACCCAGCGTGGAGTTGACAAGCGCATGGCCGAGATTGACGAAGCCAATGCCAAGGCCAAGGCTGAAGCCGATGCAAAGGCCAAGGCTGAAGCAGAAGCCGCAGAACAGCAGAGGCAAGTGGCCGAATACTTCAACACCAATGCAAAGAGGACATTTGGAGATGGCTATGCCGAGTTCGAGAAGGCTGTCCAGAAAGGCATTGCCAATGGTTTGGCTGATGTGCTGGACGAGGCACCGTCAGTGCGTGACTACATCTTCAGCAATCCGAACGGCCCAGCCGTGCTGAACGAAATGCTCTTGGACAAGAAATCGTTTATCCGTGTCATGAGACTGGCATCCAATCCGATGGACGCTGTCATCGAATGTCATGAGCTTGCGCGTGAGATTGCCAGCCGTGGGGCTGAACCAGCTCCGGCACCGACGCCGAAGATGCCAAGCCTTGGCAAGCCTGGTGCTGGCGGTTCTACAAGGACTGCGCCAGACATGTACCACGACGATGCAAGCCTAATCGACTTCGTCCGTCGCCATCGATAAGTGTCGAAAAATGTCAAGAAAGGCCACCTACTAGGTGGTCTTTTTGTATTCCCTACTTTTGAGGATGAAGTAAGGCAGAATAGCTAACTGCATTCCTTCGCCAACTGACGGCTCAGTCAGATATGCGTGATTACAGCTTCCGAACGCACGGTGGCAACAAGAACAAGTTAAACCGACTCTTACGAGTCACAATTTGTCACGCATTCCCTTTACGCTTTTGAATGGCGTGGCGAAGGAAAGAAAACATTATGGCAGTTTACGGAACTACTTCCACTCCTACCAATACCTTTGCGAACAACAAGAAGGTGAAGCTCGTTGCAGCCAACGTTGCTGACGCCCGTGTGTTTACGAAGGCTTCCGTGTCCAAGATGAGCCAGAGCGAATTTGCTGGCAAGAAGTTTGGACGTTCCTACACCCTTTACATCCCTGGCAAGCCGAAGGTTGTCAACGGTGTTGTTGCAGATCCGTCTGACGTTACCGAAATCGAAACCCAGGTCTACCTCGACAACGACAACGTGTCGAACGAACTCGGCCCGTGGCAGCGCCTCGGTGACATCGAGTCCTTCCAGCAAGAAATCGCTGGCCCGTGGGCTACGTCTCTTGCTCGCGACCAAGAAAAGAAGATCGTGAAGCACGAAATCTTCAAGGCCATGGGCGCTGTTGTTGCTCCGAAGACGACTGCTGCTCTTGACGGTGCTGACTACAGCATGCTCGGCAAGGCCACTGCAAAGCTCCGCAAGCTCGCTCTCTCTAGCGAACTCGTCGGCTTCCTTGACCCGGATGTTGAAGCTGAAATTTCCGACAAGGCAATTTCTAACAAGTTCATCACCTCTGACTCTCAGTTCATGAAGCTCTACGGTGAAAACTCCATCGGTAAGTATGCCACGGCTGGCTGGGTCGAAACTCCGGATCTTCCGCAGATCACGACTGCTGGCTCTGCTTACACTGGTTCCATCACTCTCGGCACTCCGGTCGTAGACGCCGATCAGGGCAACGCTCTCGGTTTCGCTCCGATCACGCAGATCTCTGGTACGAACCTCGTCGCTGGCGACATGTTCACTGTTGCTGGTTTGAAGATGGTTGACACTAGCGGAATCCAGACTGACGTTCCGGTTCAGATCATCGTGCTCTCCACGAACGCTGCTGGCACTGTCGGCTATATCAACCCGCTCCGCATCACCTTCGACGGCAAGGCTTACGGCAATCCGAATGCTTGGGTGGCCGCTGGTACTGAATCGTTAACTCTGGTTGCTGGCCTCAAGGCTAACACGACTTACCAGATCTGCGAAGTCCGTGCCAAGGACGCTCTCGCCTATGATACCTACCAGTTCGACTCTCTGCCGGGCAGCGACGAAGAACAGGTTGCAACTGTGGGCGGTTCGTCTGTGAAGATGCGCATCTTCGGCGATGGCACCAACCTCAACAAGCTCATCCGTCTTGACTCTGCTTATGCAGCAGCCATCTATGAGCCGCGTAACTGTGTGGTGATTTACGTTGAAATGTAATTAGCCATAGGTCTCCTGGTTAAAAAGAGGTCAGCCGTGAGGCTGGCCTTTTTTTGTTGCAGACCTACTTTCAGCTTGAAAAGAATGAGGTTTATATGATAGCCGTTAACCAACTAATTCAAGACGCTTACGAAAGCATTGGCATGACTGGGCTTGGCGAGGCCGTAGGCACGTACGAATCCGCAGATGACTACGGCGACGGCAATATGCCAGTCGTGGCTTGCAAGGAGCTGAACCGTCTTATCACGCAGCTCAACAACCAAGGCTATATCGCCATGGCTCAAGAATGGGTTGACGTGCCTTGCGCAAGCGACATCTATTTCAGAAAGTTGCAAGCTGGTGAAATCCGTACCGATACCAGTGTCAACATGGAACCGCCGGAGAAGGTGGAATCCGTGGCTCGCCGTGTTGGCGACCGTTTCATCGTGCTCAACAATTCCAACCATGTCCAGATGGCACAGAAGAATCCTTACACGATCGCACTGTCTTGGACGTACGATACCAAGGTCGAGAACGCGCCGAGTGGACTTGAGCAGCGCGTGGTTGGACATCTTCACCTCGACGGCGACCCGCGTAACCAAGTGAGGGTATGGTACAACTCAAAGTTGCCTACGTACAACCTAAACGACACGATCTACTTGAGCGACCTCTACAATGAAGTGCTCATGTCTGGTCTGTGCTTGCGCCTTGCCAACTACTTCGAACTCTCGGACGAGAAGAAGGCAAGTCTCAGCCGTGACTTCATCGCGGCCAAGTCCATGATCAAGCGCAACAACATCACCCAGCGCATGCTCCAGACTGGCAAGCTCATGGGCGACTACCGTGATTCTTACTTCAATGGCCTCAACGGCGTAGGAATGTAATATGACGGCTTCCAAGACTACAGTTTCCAACTACTTGATCAGCCCAGGCACGAACAAGGGCAAGCATCCGGCTACGATGGGTACGAGCTGGTCTTGCAACATGTTCCTTGACGTGAACAACGAAAACCAGTACCTAGCCTCGCTTCCCGGACTTGAATTTATCCGCAAGGTTCACAACAATGCACGTTGCCGTGGCGCATACGTGGCAAGCGTGGGTCTGTCCAGCCAGAACCAGCAAGAGAACGCCTTTGTCGTGTTCGGCAATGCCGTGTATCGCTTGGACTGGATCGGCAACTGCACAAGGATAGGCAACGTGGCAAGCGGTTCCAACCGTGTCCACTTCGCTGAGACTGGTGGCATCAACCCGTACTTGCTCATCGCTGACGGTTCCAACCTCTGGGCTTACCACTTGCTGGACGGTGGCGAACTCCGTCGCATCAGCTTGCCAGAACGTGTCACTGGTGAAGGTGGCCAGATCAACCCAAGCCATGTCGCTGTCGTGGGTGGCTCCGTGGTTATCAATGACCGAACCAGCGGCTTCATGTATTATTCGATTCCTTATCCGTTGAACAACGATACGCGAGAAGTGTTCCAGACCCAAGTCGTGGACGGCAAGCGTACGCCTATCTATGACCCGGACAATCCGTACAAGATAGAGAAGGAAACTGTCGATGCGTTCGAATGGATGTTCCTTGATAGCTACGGTGTACAGCAGTTCTTCAACGCCGAGTCGAGTTCGGACAACATAAGGGCAATCGCCGCCATCGGCCCTAACCTTTACTTGTTCGGCTACAAGACCATCGAGATCTGGCAGCGCGGTTCTGGCGAGGATTCGACTTGGCAGAGACAGTCCTACACGACCAACGCATCGAACGGTATTCAAGCACCGAACTCCATTGCAATCTGTGGCAGTAATCTGTACTATCTCGGCTCTGGCGAGTCCTATGCCAAGGGTGTGCTCATGGTCTCTGGCCAGCAGTACACCAAGATCAGCGAGGATTGGCTTGACGAAAAGCTCTTGCAAGAGACTGGTGACTCTGCCTATGCATTCGCTTACGCGCAAGGTAGCCACAACTTCTATGTACTGCAGCTCAACACGGTTCATGAGACGTGGGTTTATGACACGGAGACGAAGCAGTGGCACCAGCGCGTAAGCCGTGTCTTGGACAGTGGAGAGGAAACGCAGTGGAGAGCTTCGGCAATGCTGTGGTTCAAGGGCGAATTCCTTGTCTGCTGCAATGACGGTTGTCTGTACCGCCATTCCGATGACTACTGGTACGAGGATTACGGATTGAGACAGGTCGATGGACATGTCGCAAGGCTTCCAATGATCCGTCACAGACAAGGTGCGGTCATTGTGAACGACGAAAGGCCGTTTATCTTCAACGAATTGACCATTGAATGCAACGTCGGCACATGGAGTGACTACGCACTGCAGCCGGACTTGCTCTTGGAAGTGTCAAAAAATGGCGGTATGACCTTCGGTCATGTTCGCCATGCCAAGATGGGCAAGACTGGCCAGTACAATCACCGCGTAAGGTTCCCAGTTCTGGGCTACAATCGCTTGTGCGTACTGAAAGTAACGTATTCTCACCCGACTTCGCTCGAACTTACTGCGTGTAGCCAGCGTGTTACGCCAACGACGGCGGTAATCTGATGTATTCTGGACTTGTCGGCAAGACTACTCCTATCATCGACGTGCTCACTGTCCTTACTGGACAGTGGGACGAGCGAAATTACCAAGAATGGCACATAGTTCAGTGTCCGTTCTTTACTGTCATGGACAGAGTCTGCGATGAAGGCTCCGTTCCTCTGCCATTCAATGTCACCGTGCCTACTCCGGCGCTGCTCTATGGCAAGTCTGGCGAGGCCAAGGCTCTCATTGTCAAGCCTGGTGATGATGCGCTTGACATTCCAGAGGCTGGCGTGGTGCAGATTCAGATCTTCGGATCTGCGACACAGTTGAAAGCCGTGCGCTAGACCTACTTTCAGCATGAAATAGAGAGGTTTCCATGGACAAGAAGGAAATGCTTGCGAAATTGAAGGCTTTGAACGCCGCAATCGAAGACTACATCGACAACGTCGATATGTCCGAGGCCGATGACAAGCCTAACAAGTCCGAAAAGAAGGACAAGGAGGATTAGTTTATGTGGCCAGCAATCGTAGCGGGTGCTCTAGCAGCAGCTGGTGGTGCGCTCAGTAACTACATGGGCAACCAGGCGGCGGCAGACCGCGCCGAAAAAGCGTATAACAAGATCTCTGGACTTGCACAGCAAGCTGGTGGTGCGAATGAAGCAGACATCAAGCGGTACGGCAACCTTGTCAACAACATGTATGGCAACGAGGCGCAGCAGTACAGCAATGCTCTAGCTAATTTCTTGGCATCGCCAGTCTATCAGAACAAAGGTTTCTCGTACGGAGACCAGCCTGGGCAAACTATCGATGCGTTCATGGATCCAGCAGCTAACCAGCGCGTAGCCGCTGCAATGTCCGCGATTGAGAACAGCGCTGCTGGTTCCGGTTCTCGCTTTAGTTCCGACTTCATTAACCGTGTCGGGGCCAAGCAGCAAGCACTGGCCAGTGAGGAATGGGAAAAGGCGTACAACCGTCTCATGCAAGACCGTCAACAGACTCTCAATGAGTACAACGTAAATTCCCAGAATAACTGGAACAACTACAATGCCACGAATGCGCGAAACCAGTACATGGTCGATGCGTACGGAAATGCTCGTGACCAGTATGTCAATGGCCTTAGCGACGCAATGTCTGCTGGCATTGCCAACCGCAATGCTGTGCTACAGTCTCAAGCCAATGCCATCGCTGGTACAGCAAATGCCCAGCAAGGCACGTCTGGTTGGGACTTGGCATCTGGACTTCTCGGAGCTGGTGGCCAGTTCTTGAGTTCTTGGTTCGGTGGAGGTAAGTAATATGGCTTTCACTTTCAACTGGGCTGGTGTGAACATCAATCCGATTCAAGGCGGATCGAACAATTACCAGCAAACTATCCGTAACGACGCAGCCAACTTGGGCGGAGCCGTGCGCGGTTATGAACAACGTAAGGCCAACCAAGAGTATGCCGACATGTTGAAGGAATTTGAAAATCCTAACACAAAGGCAAAGATCTTGGAAATCAAGGCCGAGATTGCAAGACTGGAAAAGCGCAACGAAGAAATCAAGAAGCAGATAGGAGGTTAGTATGGCCTCTAAGACCGAAGTCGCCAAGGCATTGTTGCAGCTTGCTATGGGCTTGGGTGCTGGCGGAGCCACTAGAGGTGGCCCGTCTTTGCTGTCTATCGTTTCTGGCGCAAGTTTCACCCCTGGTGTGCCCGGTGGTGCCGATGCATTCATGGCGAAGCAGTACCCAACCGAGTTCGCGCCAGACCGTTACCACAATTACGGAGTTGTGTATGTCCCAAGCGTGGACGGCAACGCCAACGAGAACCAGTTTGGTAAGAGCTATTCCGACACCATCGAAGAAGCTGGCCGTATGCAGACCTTGGAGGAACATAACGCAGCCATCAAGAAGTACATTCGCCCAGGCATGAAGCCGAAGGAGCTTCGCGCTGCGATTGAGCTTGGTATTGCTGACGAAAAGCGTCTTCCGCAGTTCTGGAACGAGTCTGAATCGCGTAGGCCGTTCAAGGTATCGTCAAGCGCCGTGACTGGCATCCGTCTTACTCCGGATGCGCGTGTAGAGGTGCAGTGGAAGGGAAAGCCGACTTGGTACACGTTCCAGCAATATCCGAGCACACAAGAAGCGTCTGTGGCTGCACAAGAACTGCTCAAGGCCGACTCTATTGGTAGGGCTGTCTACCCAGTTATCAGCCGCAAGGTGAACAATCCTCTGCTTGGTAGCTGGAACAGAAAGAACTACGACGGAGCCTTCGCATAGCGAACCTACTTTCAGCGTGAAATAAGAGAGGTTTAAATATGGCCTTTGAATGGAAATGGCAACCTACACTTGACGAGGAATTGAGCCGCAAGGCTAGGGCTTCTATGGAAGGCTATCGACCGCTTTCCAATCCGTCCAACACGTACGCAATGGCTTATGGCAACGGAGCTGGCCCGACTGTGGCACAGCTTGCCGCTAATGGAATGGTTGGCTATACCAGCCCATCCAGCGCAATGAATGGCTATGTCCCTAGCCGTACTCCAGATGCAGTTGCACAGCCAGCCGATCCCGCTGTTCCGAGCTTTGGACAAGGTGGTGCTGGTGGTGCCGAACGCGCTCGCATGTGGGGTGCTAACAACTACGGACAAGGTATGGCTTACACTGAAAGGATGCAAGCCATTGAAGACCTCAAGGCTGAATATGCCGATAACGAACAGCGCATTGAACAGCTCAAGATGGAACTGGTCAAGATCCAAGGCGAAGCTGGTCGAGCAATGGATGACCTCGACATGCGCCTTGCCGCCAACCGTGCAAACGCTGGCGACATCGCTTCTGCAATGGCTCACCAGAACCGAATCACGACCAGACAGCAGATTGCCGCTGCCAACGGTGGCAAGACTGCCGATGACAAGATTGCCGAGGACTTGGTCGCTTCGTTTATCGACACTGAAAGCGCTATGATGATGGGTGACAACAGCCAGCGTCCGGGTTTCCAGAACAAGCTAAACTTCATCCAGTATCAGATTAACAATAATCCGAAGGCCAAGCAGTTGCTTGAGAAGTTCCGTGGCAGCACTGGTGCTCCGCAGATCGAACAGCCGAGGTCGTTCCAAGACTTCAGCAACTTCGTTTCTGACAAGCGCACTGGTAACGCATTCGATCCGACGAAGAAGAACGGTCTTACCAAGGCTGACAAGGAAGCCATTAACGAATACTGGTACAGCTTGCCGAAGGAAGTTCGTGAAGCCCACAAGGACGAGTTCAATGCTATCCGTGCCGAGGAAGACATCGAGACAATCAAGGGCCGTGGCAAGGCATTGAGAGCAAAGCAGAAGTCCGCATTGGATGAAGCAAAGCTCCACATCATTCCTACCGAACTCGACGAAAAGGGAAGCCAAGAATACACGGCTACGAATGGTCAGAAGGTCACTATCAAGCGTTCTGGCTTTGGCAAGGCGGTGCTTACCATTGGTAAGCTCGTTGAAAACGTTAATTACTAAGGCGGCAGATTATGGCATCGTACAATGAAGAAGAATACGAAAAGGTAATCCGTTCTAACGCGCTTAGGGCTTTCAAGAGACTTCAGGAACTCGATCCTAAGAAGTACACATACAACGTGCGCAACGCTGATGAAGTGAAGCGCAAGTATTCAGAGTATCAAGACAAGTTAAGGAAGTGGCGTCCTATCGACCAGATGACGAGGGGATACGAATACGCACTCAATGACTACAGCGCAGATTCTCTGTATAACTGGCTTGAAGGTGTCAATGGCGCAAAGGCTCCTGATGAATACGAAGGACAGACGGAAGCAAGCAAGATTCTTCCGCTGTTGGCTGGTATCGCTAAAGAAAACGAAGACTGGTACAGCATGGATAGCAAGTCGTTGCAGAACGAGGCGAAGCGCCTTGGCTATAACACGAACATCCCTGGTGCTTACCAAGAGTTCCTTAACCTTGTCCGTGATTACCAGACCCAGTACGACCGCGCAAAGCTATTGAAGGAAGGCCAGCAAGGAGCAAATTACTGGCTGAACAAGCTATTCTATCCGTCTTACACACAAGAGATTGAGAACGCTGTTCTAACTGGACAAGGCGGTGACGAAGAAACATTGAAGAAGCTGCATCGGCTTGACTATGCTACCAACGGTATCATGGCGGCTGCTCCTATGCTGTCGTTCGGAAAGGCTGTGAACCCGTTGCTCATGGGCACTATCGACGCTGGTATCCAAGGTGCTGCCGAAGGTGCGCGTCAGTACGGCCTAGAACAGATGTCGCAGACTGGGCAGAAGGCCGACTATCTTGCGCCTATTCTGGCCACGTTTACATCTGGTGCTACACGCCCAGCAATGTCAGCAACTGCTGGAGGTGCTGTAACGCAGCTTCAAGGACAGTTCGCCAAGGACGTTGCCCGTGGTTTCCAGAAGGGCGCTAGGACTGGTATTCCTTCCGAGGAAGCAGAAGTTAAGTCTGCAATTAACTTGTTCAACAAAGAGCTTGCGCCTGAGTTCAACAATGGTGAACGCTTCGTCTACGACCAAACTGGCAAGTACAGCCAAGCATACAAGGCTCCGAAGATGGCCGAGGCGTTTGGTGTAAAGTACAATGGTGGCGACCATACCATCGATACCAAGAGAATCCTTGAATATTACAAGGCTCCTACGAAGTCGCCGTGGTACATAGCCCCAGACGGAACGAGAAGCATGCGAGAAAAGACCCAGATCGTGACTAACAACGGCAAGGTCAAGGAAGTTCGCCTCGGTGAAGACACCTATGACTTGTACAAGTCCTTGTTTCCGCAGAAGGTCGCTGAAATGGACGCCAACCAAGTTGCCAAAAATCTTGGTCAAGTTGCTGGTTACGGCGTTACACAAGTTGGTGGACGAGTAGAACCTATGGCAAAGGCAAATCCGCTGAACGTGGTTGACCGTGAGTCCGAACAGAAGCGATTTACCGAGTCCTACAAAGGACAGCCTTGGTACAAGAAGCTGAATGTCGAGTCGCAGAAGATTATCGACGAGGCTTTCAAGAAAAAGGAAGCCGAAGAATCCGAGGAATAACAAAAGACCAGCGATATGCTGGTCTTTCTTGTCAACTGCTAAATGTTGAAGATGGGTGTAAAAAGCCTTCAAATTAAAGCTATAAACACCTATGTTCCAAATATAGCAAAGTATAAAGCCCGTGACAAGGCTCAGACCTACTTTCAGCTTGAAAGAATGAGGTCTCCATGCTAAATATTGAAGATTGTATCGACAAGTGGAAGGCTTTTGAGAGCCGCGCCAATACAAAGCGCACCAAGCAGATCGACAGAATCAAAGTCGACCGTGATTTTTTGTCCGGAAACCAGTGGGACGACGAGGACTTGTCCGTAATCGACGGCACAAGAGCCAAGAGAACCGTAAATATCATCGGCAACTCCGTCAACAGCACGGTCAACGTGTATGCGAGCTATCCGTACAAGTTCTACAGCCCTATCGAGGAAATCGACCAGGCTTGCGAAGCCTTCCTCAAGGCTGGTTCCAACGCTCGCGCTGCCTATGACGCGCTGTACAACGACACGGCGTTCGGCCTTGCTTACATGGCGATCGGTTCCGAGCAAGTCATGGATCCTCAGACTGGTGAGGCCGTGGATGTGCCAGCCTTGTACAACATCGAGAAGATCGAGAATGTCTATTACGATCCAGATTCCGTGGAAATGGATGGACATGACGCGATGGAGGCTGCGATTTGCGAGTACAAGTCAAAGGAATGGGTCAGGGCCAAGTATGGCGATGACTGGGTTACGGAAAAGGGCATCAGACCTATCGTTAATACGACGGACAACAAGTCAGTTGACACTATGGTCATCGTGACCTACTACCGCATGAACGAAAACAAGTGCGAAGTCTACCGCATGCTTAATGACAAGTTCCTTGATGACCCTATCACGCTCGAAATCGACCGCATTCCGATCTTTCCGGTCTACGGTGAGCGCATCTGGGTCGATGACGATGTCGTATGGCAGGGCCTTGTCCGCAAGGGCATGCCTATCCAGAAGCTTGTGAACTACGCCTTTACGCAGCTCGCGGAGCGCATGGCACAGGCACCGAAGCAAGCCTTCATCACCGAAGGCGAGGCCGTGGAAGGCTATGCCGACGATTATCGCAACTTCAACAAGAATATCAATCCGTTGCTTATCTACAATCGCTGGAGTGAAGACCACACGATAGAGTACAATGCTCCTATCCGTGTCGATAACCGTGTCCAGTACGATGACCTCACGGCCATCATCAGCAGCAACCTTGATCTTTTGTCTACAATTACTGGCGTTGACGCAAAGGGAATCATGATGGGCGAAGCCCCTCAGAAGACCGCGACAGAAGTTCTCGCTGGCGAACGCCAGACCCAGTGTACGATACGTCATTTCTATGCAAACCTTCGCGACACTTTCAAGAGCGTGGGTGAAACCATCATGCAGTTGCTCGGCATGGGCAAGGTCGTGGTTGAAGTCATCCAAGGGCCGGAGCAGGGCATTGAACTGCAAGTGGCTCGCCAAGAACTCATGACGTTGATGCAAGTCGTGCCTGAGGACAAGCGAATGAACCTTGTCAACGGTATCTTCATGACCCACCCAGACAATGCGGTGCTCAAGAACGTGTTCGGCTCCATCAATCTGCATCCAGGCCCGTCTCCGATTGAAATGCAGCAGCAAGACGTTATCGAACAAATGAAGAGCGCCATCGGTCAGAAGGATCAGCAGATCCAAGAACTGCAAGAACAGATCAAGAAGTATGAACTGTTCAACGACAACAACGAACGTGATCTGCATGCCCAGTTCGCCAAGGCCGCTATGGAACACAAGTTCAAGCAAGAGGACATGATTCTTCAGGCCCAGCTTGACAACGGCCTCAACGCCGATCAAGCCGAGATCGAGAACCAGAAGGCTCTTATGGACTTGCAGAAGCAAGCCATCCAGCTTGACACTACCAAGGTGAAGGCACAGACCGAAATGGCCAAGGCAATGTTCGGAGGAATGAAGAATGAAAATTAGTTTGGCTCCACAGCAATACTTCGACCTAGACGGCAAGCCGCTCGTCTCTGGCCGTCTCAAGATTCACCTTCACGGTTCGGACACGCTGGCCGATACCTTCCTCTTGACTGGAACTGACTTTGCCCAAGGCCCTAACCCGGTCGTGCTTGACAACGCTGGCGAACAGCAGAACACGGTCTTCATGGAAGCCGCCATCTACGACATCGAAGTCGAGAAGTATGACAACGGCCAGTACGTGAAGATCAGCGACTTCCAGTTCGGCTTCAACATGCCGACTGCGAAGAACGACACCATCGTACAGAACATGACTGGCCTTGCCGAAGCCGATACGAGCCTTGAGTTCGTCACGGTTGTCGGCTACGACAGCACAACCTATGCTGGGCCGCGTATGTACATGTGGGACAGCCAGTGTACGGAAGAAGAAGACGGTGGCTGTATCGTGGCATCGACCGTGGATGACCATGGCCGTTGGCTCTTGCTTTCTGACTTGCGCGAGCTACCTTGTACGTACTACGGCGTGGAAGCTGGACGTGAAAGCAACATGTCCGCATTCTTGACCTACTTGCCAGTTGTCGGTACGCACGGCATCTTCATGCCGCCAGTGCCGCGATTCCTTACTGGTACTTACACCAGCGAGGGTACGCTCTCTTGTACGAAGACGATTTCTTTCGACCAAGGCGCAAAGTTCACCAAGGCCAAGTTCAGCTGTATCGCTGCCGAGATTTCTGAACCAGTCAACGACTACGTTTCCGACTTCATCTTCTTGCACCAAGCCTATGCAGAATCTTCTTGGTTCCGCACGGCCAAGGCATTCTGGGCATGTGGCGCTGCAGAGCTTCACCAGTCCAGAACCAACCACTTCGAGAGCAACAACCTCGGAGCTTCCTTCACTGGCGTTTCGAACTGCAAGATCTCTGGCCGTCCGATGACTTTGTCCGGAACTGGCGGCTTGCTCATCACGCACTGCGACATCGATGACCGTGCCTTGTCTACGGACTGGTACATCACCTTCCAGGACATGGTTCTGACCGACCGTTGGTTCAACGATGCCAACTACAACATCGGTATGAATCCGAACTATCACCAGTACGCGCCCACGACAAGCAATGTGCTTGACCTTGCCAACTTCCAGAACGCAAACGTGTACGTTCTGTGGGCTGCTGCTTGGGGCTTGACTGCGATTGACTTGTACAACCGTCCGGTTGGAACCATCACCGCTGACATGCCGTTTACGAGCATCACCAACGCTACGATTTCCGAAGCGCACTTCGACAACAGCATTGTTCTGAACAACGTAATCTGTTTGAACCTCAACTTCGAGCACCAGAACATCAGTGTCACGACAAGGAACTGCACTTGCGTACTCACGTCCGTAAGCTGTAAGGAATGGAACGACAACGGCAGTTCGTTTTCAATGAACTGCGACATCAATTCCTACTACGTGCAGTTGAACTGGCTCAACACCAGCTTGAACATGAACGGACACCGCATCGGTGTCGGTGCAGACCTAGACAGTTCTCTTTACCATACAAAGCAGCTTGTGATGTGGCGCTGCACGGTTTCGGACGGTGTCATCGGTTCGGATAATCCTATCTTCCTTGAGTGCAACATCGCCAACACGCCTATCTACGTCTATCCGTGCTCTATTTTCGAGGGCAATCAGATGACTTGGACGATGTCTATGGAGTTCCGCAAGAACCGCTTCAACGGTTCGAGCTGTATCCATATCGGTGCGCATAACAGTGTCAGCGATCACCTCGAAGAAGTGTATGAATGTGCAATGACTGGCCTTGCCATTACTGACAACGTGTTCAACACGTCGGTATTCGGCATCACTTGTCCGTTCTGGTCTGGCCCAAGCCTTGCCTACAGATTCATCCGTGGATTGACAACGTACGTAACTGGACAATCGGCTTCTTCCGCAATGATGGGCGATCCTACGCTCTTCCCGATTCCGTTCACTTACCGTAACAACGACGGTAACTGTCCTAGAGCATTCGGTTGGCCTAACCCGTGCCAGCACACGACAGGAATAAATCCGATAGGCTTGTGCTCACCGTGGTTGGGTGATCCGTCGGTGCCTACGGGCGGTTCTCTTCATATCTATGATATGCCGCAGCAGTCCGTGTTCTGTATGCCAGCCGTAATCAACGAAAGTCGTGGCCCGGTTCCGGAAAATGTTGTCTCTAACAGTATTGTGCGTGTAGATTCGCTCTGCGCAATGACGCCGTACCGTGCCAAGGCCACAATGATGCTTCCTGGCGGTGGCAGTGTCGGTTCCGAGGGTATGTGCTGTGACTTCCCGTTCCATGCCTACATTCCACGATGTGCGATTGACCGTTCCATGCCGAACGATGCATTCGACTGTATCGTAAGTACATGGGGCATCTACGGCCAGTACTGCGGCGTGAACCCGATGGCAGCTGTTGACTAATCCGCGACCTACTTTCAGCTTGAAAGAAAGAGGTTCCTGATGGCTGTAAAGTATTTGCGACTATTCGACCCAACTCAACAGTTTCAGTTGAAGGGTGGCCAGCTCAATGTGGCTGGTCGCCTTTACGTGCATTTGGAAGCAACGGATGACCTTGCTGACCTTTACGACGAAGACGGCGTACAGCTTACTCAGCCAGTTACGCTTGACAACAATGGCCGTGCCGCTGGCCTGTTCGTGGATGCGGCCAAGGTCTACTGGCTTGATGTGCAAGACCAGTATGGCATGAGCCAGTTCACTATCCGCAAGATGACGCCTTGCGGTGGCGGTGGCGGATCCTTGCTCGGCTGTTCCTATGACGTGACTTCTAGCGACGGCTCAATCAGTGTTGACAAGTCCGTTGACGGCGGCGTGACCACGTTCGACCTTACTAGGCCTGAAGACACGGCTGAACTTCTTGAATGGATCCGCTGTGACGGTTCTACTCGCTGGAATGTCTGTGGCGATACGTTTGTGCCTATCTACACTGACGGTACGATGGAAGTCGGTACGAAGGGCATCAAGCTCTACGGTGGCCATTACTACCATGTCACTGCCCATATCCGTGTCACCAAGCCGGACAATGCAGAACCTTGGTACGATGAAATGTTCGGCATGTTCGTGTGCGACTACGGCCACGGCGAAGAAACTGTCGTGACACAGAAGTCCTTGGTTGCCGATTACTCGATGGGTCTCACCCAGGAATATGAAATCTCCACCGATGTTCTTCCGGAGTCCGATTGCGAACTCTTGATTGACGTTGCTGACCAGTCCATCAACCAGTACAAGGGCATTGAACTCATCGATGTCGAGGCTCACCGTATCTACAGCGGTGCTCCGACGATTCCGATGGGCGTTGCTTCGAAGACTTGGGTTGCAGAGAATTACCAGCCAATGCTTACCGCTGGTGACAATATCTACATCGATACCACGACTTGGACTATCTCCGCTTCTGGTGGAAGCGGTGGTGGAAGCATCTACAACTCTGGTGACGGTACGATCGTACACAACACTGGCAACCACGAAATCGACATTGACTGGACAAAGGTTCAGCCGAAGCTCACTGCTGGTGAAGGCATCAGCATTGTGAACAACGTCATTTCTGCAGTAGGTGGTGGTGGCGGCGGTGATTACACTGGTGAGAACGGCATCTACGTGGACAACGTAAACCGTACGATCAGTCTTGACAGCGATGTAGTCATTGACCCAGACTATCACCACACCGACAACAACTTCACCGACGGCGACAAGACGAAGCTGGACGGTATCGAATCTGGTGCAGAAAAGAACGTACAGTCCGATTGGGCACAGACAAATGTCGCTGCCGATGACTATATCAAGAACAAACCTAATCTGAGCCAGTATGCGACCCAGTCACAAATCACCCAGCTTGAGACGGACATCAGCGGCAAGGCAGACAAGGTGGCTAATGCCACTGCTGGCAACCTCGCTGGCCTTGATGCGACTGGAAACCTTACCGACTCTGGCGTAAGCCCGACCAACCTTGTTCACGATCCGAACTATGTACACACCGACTACAACTTCTCTCTTACTTATGTGAACAAGATAGACGGTATCGAGTCTGGTGCGCAGAAGAATGTACAGTCTGATTGGCTTGAAGATGACCCGACATCGGATGCATACATTTGGCATAAACCAAACATTCCGTCTGTCCTGTACGACACCAAGGAACTGATGGCTGGCCCTAACATTACTTTGACCGATTATAACAACATTGTCACCATCGACACGGCTGTCCCTGGTGTAGTCGTGGGGTACATTACTCTATGAGTCAGTGGTATCTAGCAAAAGACGGCGACGTGCTGATTCACAACAACAAGGCACTGACAATTTCTGACAGAATCCCTTACATTGATATTCAGTGTCCACAAGGATTCGACCCGGAAGCAGAAGGCTGTGGCAAGTCCTATGGCCATTGGTCGCTTATTGACGCTGCAATGAACGTATGGCGCTTCGAGTGTAAGTTCCCGTCTTGGCATGACTTGTTCTACTACAATCGTGGATATGGTGGTGACTTTAGGTATGCTGACGGAGAATTCCGTTGTGTAGGTAGTGGCAACACCGATCTTGTTATTCAGATGGATGGTCTTTTCCGTAACTGCGACGGCTTGGTAAGCTGTGTAACTATTGACACGCAGAACTGTATTAACTTGAGCGCAATGTTTGCTGAATGCAGACACTTGACAGAGGTTCCGTACCTTAACACCTCTAGCAACATGGACTTCAACAACTTTGTCGTAAGTTGCGAAAGGCTTACCAAGATCAACGAGGACATCGACACCTCCAATGGACGTTGCTTCTGGTGGATGTGCTACGGATGCAGCGAGTTGCAAACCGTGCCTACCATTGATTTGCGCAATGCCGATGACACTTGGCAGAGCGAGTTCTCTCGCCGTGGCGGTAACGACCACATGTTCACATTCTGTCCGTCGTTGCAGTACGTGCATCTCATTGGTGGAGCTGGTATAAGCAATGTGTCCGCAATGTTCTACATGGCGTATTCTGCATGGCCTAAGCCGACCAAGGTTCTTACAATCGACTGGGATGATTGTTATCTGCCTTTGGTTACTGGCCTTGGCACTGATGGCGACGGTTATCAGACTTCTCCGATGTTTGAATACGCACAAAGCGGCGCGAGACCAGACGCAATATATTACTCTGTCAGCTCGATTAACCTACCGAATATAGACCATAGCGTTGCTGTAAGCTACGTGCCACAAGCAGTTCATCTTGGCGATGTGACCATGTCAGATGTGACTACTGATGTTAAGTTCAACAGCGACCTAGAAAGTATTGGAACTATCAAGTTTACACCGAGCGTTGTCAGCGGTACAAGAAACACATTCATGCGCATGTTCTCTGGCTGTACAAAGCTCACCGAGTTTCCGAATGTAGTTATGCCTACGATAGCTGCTGGTTCTGTTGAAAAGCCTGACTTGTACGAAATGTTCTCTGGCATGACCAATGTCGGTGCTGGCGCTTACGCCTTCTATCAAGACTTAATCAGCAAGGGCTATGGCACTGCGCAGCATTACCATACCTTCTACAACTGCGGTATTAACACTCAGGAAGGCTCTGCCGATTTGGCACAGATTCCGTCTGATTGGAAATAGGAGATTTTATGTCTACTCAATTCGCAAATACGCTTAACAACCATCCGATCTATGCCGACCGTGCCGAGAAGGACGCTGCTGGCAATACCATCACCACGACCTACCAAGAAAAGCTAACGGCTGGTACTGGAATCACCATTGATTCCAGCAATGTCATCAGCGCTACTGGAGGCGGTGGCGGTTCCACTTACACGGCTGGCAACGGCATTGACATTACTTCAGACGTAATCAGCGTCAAAGTGACCTCGCCTACCGCTGGTGACATCGTCACTCTCGACAACAACGGACACTTGGTCGATTCCGGTGTGGCTCCGAGCGATTTGCAGCCGAAGCTCACAGCTGGCGCGAACATCACCATCGATGCCAACAACGTAATCTCTTCCTCTGGCGGAGGCGGTGGTGGTACTTCGTACACGGCTGGCACTGGCATTGACATTTCTGCACAAGATGCAATCAGCGTAAAGATCGATGGTTCCACCATCACGACCAACGCAAGTGGACAGCTTGTCGCCAACGGCGGTGGCGGTGGTAGCTCTGGTGCCACTGTATACATGTTCAATCTTTCTTTTCAGGATGTACGGACGTTGTTCACCATTGACGGCATCGATTTTTTGTATAACGGCTACAACGGCGATGTATCTATTACAAGCTCCACTGTTAGCCGCGTATTTATGAGCTATTCGCACATTATGTATGACGGTAGTACGTATACCCAATCCGGATATATTCCTGGGACAGCTGCAGGAAATCAATACTCTGGTGTAAACCTTATTATACCTATATCGCTCTTTTCTGTATCTACCCCCAAAGAGTTCCCAAAGAGCATCGATATTACGTTGTTCTATACATTAGGTGCAACCGCCACACCACACGTGATAAAAATGTCGGTGCTCAGTATCTATAATCAGAGCGCTGCTGAAAATACACTTTACTTCAGTGTCACCAACAGCTAGGAGAGTGAAACATGTCTGAAAAAGTCTTAAAAGTTCTTTCCAATGCGCAGCAGGGACTTACCAACGAACAGAAGGCTCAAGCGCGTCTTAACATCGGCTGTGCTGGCACATACCACGCTGGCACCAATATCGCAATCGACAGCGGCACCAACACCATTTCCGTGTCTGGCTTGGCCACGGTTGCCACGACTGGCCGATATAGCGATTTGTCCGGCACTCCGACGATTCCAGAACAAGTTAATGCAGACTGGAACGCCGTGTCTGGGAAGGCCCAGATCCTCAACAAGCCAACCGTTACCGAAGTCAAGGAACTCACTGGCTCGACGGCTTACGGCCCAGTCTATACTAATGTTCCGACGCTGACACTGGGTAGCCAGATAATCAGCACGGATACGAGTGGTTCTAACGCCGCGTTCGGCATTGTCGCACCAGTACCTACCAGTTCCGACGTCGGCAAGAGCCTTGTCGCTGGCAACGGTTCGACCCACTGGGAAACGGTCAACCCTGGCGGAAAGCTGCTCAAGCACACAGCTAACTTTGTCCGTGTCGGTTCGGAAACTGACGATCCGTGGCATGTCCAGAACACGCTGAACAATGCCATCAACCATGTCGTTATCGACAACCATAACTGGGATATCTGCTCAATTCTCATCGAGGCACCTACAATTGCCGCAGACGAGGAATACAACTACTCTGTCGTATTCGACTGCACCAACTCCGACGGACACTGCGAATTCGACGTCGAAAACGCCGTTCCTCGCCTTGAACGTCGTTGTGACATGTCTTCGTCCGGCATCTACTTGCGCATCACTGGTTCGGACACGTCTTCCGATGCCATAACCAAGGAACAGAAGGCCATTACCGCTGTCACACCGAACAGTCACAACATAAAGGACGGTGACGGAAACCAGACCAGTGTCGTTTACAGTGTCGGTCAGGAGAGCAAGTGGCTCCAGATTGGAACTGCAAGCTACTACGGCGTCAGCGAGAACACGAAGCTGGCTGGGCCGCTCGTATTGACGGATGTCAGTTTCTCCGATGACAACTGGTTGGTTGATCATTCGATCACCTTCTCTGGCAATCCGAACTACATGATTCGTGTCTACGGCAATACCTACGAGATTGTGAGGTTCTAATGAACTTTCTTCAGATTTCACTTACGAACAAGTGCAACTTCGGTTGTTGGCACTGCCCGATGGGTAAGTGGAGGAACTATACGCCGCCTCGCTGGCCCTTGTGCAATGCCGAGCTGATTCCGTGGCTTGCGCAGTACGTGAACAAGGACGAGTGGCTCATAGAGCTTACTGGTGGCGAGCCGAGCCTCTACCCGGAAATCGACGAGCTTCTGCACTGGCTTTCTGACACTGGCTACAAGGTGCTGGTCAAGACCAACGGCAGCGGCAACTTGCCGCACTTGCCGAACATCAAGATCGTCGCGGCCTTCCACCAGCTGGGCAATCCGCCTAAGAACTTCGACGAGTATCTGATTGTGGACAAGATAGACCGAGAAGCCAAGGAAGAGTATTGCCAAGACAACGGCATTCCGTACAAGGTCATCGGCTTCAACAAAGAGAATCCGGACGGTGCCACGCACGGATTCAAGCTGTGCGCCTTCCTCAACAACGCCGGACACCAGGTAGGGTGCGCCGCAAGGCGCGTTGTCGAGGACGTACGTAGCGACGGTATCGACTACCGACGCATCAACAAGCGTGGCCTATATCCAATGACTTGCTGCCCACACTGCAAGGCGGCAATCGATGCGTGGAGGTTTTTATGACTACTGAACAGATAGCAGCGGTGGTGGGAGCCGTACTGCTTTGCCTTGGAAACCTGGCCGCCTGGATAAAGACGGCGACGGACGTGGCCAAGCAGAAGGCTGATAGGCTTCTTACAAAGGAAACCCGCGACGCCGATTCCCAAGAACTGCATGATGCCGTCCAGAAGGCGGTTTGGGACATCCAGCTACTGAAGGACAATGCCCAACACCGGGATACGCTCATTGAGGACTTGCAAAAGCAGATAAATGCCTTGAATTCGACATTAGCCGTTACAAACACACAGTTACATACGCTGGTGGATGTCATAAAGGAATTGAAGGAGAAGTGATGTTTACGCTTGTTTGGATAGCGGCTTTTCTGACCATAGCCGCATGGCTCTTTGACCCCAAGGACTGGGGCAAGCACTAACCTACTTTCAGCTTGAAAGAAATGAGGTTTTTATGGCCGTTACCAAGATAATTAACTCCGAAGAAAAGCAATACAAGCCAGTCCTTGTTGACAAGCTAGTTCTTGATACTGTCCCTACTGTTGGCAGCTTCAACGGCGTCACTTCTGACGGTGTTGCCCAGGCAATTTCTGGCTCTGGAAACGTTCCTACACCAGCCTCTGGCGATAACGGCAAGGTTCTTACTGCCGACAACGGCTCCTATGCGTGGGCCGAACCGACTGGCACTGAATACTCTGCTGGAGAAGGTATCAGCATTTCCGATGAAAATGCCATTTCCATTACCGATACTATCCGTAACGGCGCTGCCGCTGGCGCTACCGCTGTTCAGCCAAATGAACTCGCTACCGTAGCTACCACTGGCGATTACGATGACCTTTCCAACAAGCCGTCTATTCCAGCGGCTCAAGTAAATGCTGACTGGGAAGCCAACTCTGGTGTAGCACAGATCTTGAACAAGCCGACATTCGCAGCCGTTGCTACGTCTGGCTCGTACAGTGACCTCTCCAATAAGCCGAACATTCCAGCAGCGCAAGTGAATGCAGACTGGAATGCAGAATCTGGCGTTGCGGCAATCCTTCACAAGCCGAACATGTCCGACTATGCAGAAAAGGCTAACTTGGCCACTGTCGCTACGTCTGGTTCTTATGCAGACCTTTCCAACAAGCCGACTATTCCAGCTGCACAGGTTCAGTCCAACTGGGCTGAATCGGATAGCACAAGCAAGGCTTACATACAAAATAAGCCAGACATGACGGCGTATGCACAGACCGCGAACTTGGCAACCGTGGCTGTGACTGGTGACTACGATGACCTCACGAACAAGCCAGCTCTTGCGACTGTCGCTACTTCTGGTTCTTACGCAGACCTTTCCAACAAGCCGAGCATCCCTGCTGCACAAGTTAATGCCGACTGGGACGCTGCAAGCGGTGTTGCACAGATCCTTAACAAGCCGAACCTCGCCACCGTCGCTACGACTGGTAGCTACGATGACTTGACCAACAAGCCGACCATTCCGTCTGCTGTAACTGTTGACCAGCATTATGATGCACAGTCTTCGAATGCGCAATCTGGTACAGCCGTGGCCGAAGCCATTGCTGGTACTGGTCAGGTTCCGACAGTGACCAGCGCCGATGACAACAAGGTTCTCATGGCTTCTTACGAAGGTGGCGTTGGCTCCTTCTCTTGGGAACCGTCTGCCGCCGCTACGCAAGTCAATGCTGACTGGGATGCTAGTAGCGGTGTTGCTAAGATTTTGAACAAGCCGGATCTTTCCGTGTATGCCCAGTCTTCCAGCTTGGCAACTGTAGCTACTAGCGGAAACTACAACGACTTGAGCAACCGTCCGTCTATTCCGGCGGCTCAAGTGAACGCTGATTGGGATGCCGCATCTGGTGTTGCCCAGATTCTCAACAAGCCGACGTTCGCAACCGTTGCGACTTCCGGCGACTATGATGACTTGACTAACAAGCCAACTATCCCAGCTGCTCAAGTACAAGCTAACTGGAATGAATCTGACAATACAAGCAAAGCTTACATACAAAATAAGCCAGACCTCACCGCATACGCACAGACTTCCAGCTTGGCCACTGTTGCAACGACTGGAGATTATGATGACTTGACCAATAAGCCGTCGATCCCGGCTGCTCAGGTACAAAGTAACTGGAACGAAACAAGCAATTCGAGCAAGGCTTTCATCCAGAATAAGCCTGACCTCAGCGTGTATGCACAGAGCGCAAACCTCGCTACTGTGGCAACGTCTGGCTCTTACAACGACTTGTCTGACAAGCCGTCTATCCCAGCTGCTGTGACAGTAGATCAAACTTACTCTGCATCGTCCGCCAATGCACAGTCTGGTGTAGCCGTAGCCTCCGCAGTCGCTGGAAAGCAAGACACCATCAATGACCTCGCAGCTATCCGTAGCGGTGCCGAAGCTGGTGCAACCGCTGTTCAGCCGAGTTCCTTGGCTACCGTAGCTACGACTGGTGCTTACTCTGACTTGTCTGGAACTCCTACGATTCCGACAGTTGATCAGACATATTCAGCTGTTTCTACTAATGCCCAGTCTGGTGTTGCCGTTGCTTCTGCCATTGCTGGCATCAGCATGGACGAAGTTCCGACAGTTGGTAGCTCCGATGACGGAAAGGTTTTGACCGCTTCTTACAGCGGTGGACAAGGCTCTTACTCTTGGCAGACGGCCCAAGGTGGTGGCGGTGGCGGTGCTTCATACACTGCTGGTGACGGTATTGACATTTCTGCACAGAATGTTATCAGTGTCGAAACTACTGTTGAGACTGACACAAGCCATATTAATTTCGGTGGTACTGATCCTATCAAGGTTGATTTCACACGTAAGACTCGTTCGTACCCCGTCACAGAAGTATATGACATCGCGTATGATAGTTCTGCTTCTGAGGTACATGTTACATCGGATTACATATATTCAGCTCGTCTTGTATTCAATCTGAACGAAGTTGACCATCCAGTACCCAATGGTTATTCGCCTAAGCTAGTAGTCAGTAACCAGATTGATGGATTTTCTAATCAAAACTGGTATCTGTGGAATACGGATAATCCTTCATCTACGTTTGACGCGAGCAGCACTGATGTAGCTGTCATCCAATCGGGGCTCACCTTGACACAAGGTGAAACGGATGTCACTACGTTACTTTCTAATATCACGGGTAGATATCTTGTCCTATACCGAGAGGTAGATGACCATTACGGATGTACTTTGGTTTTGGATAATATGAAAGCCAAGGTGACCCTAGAAGACTGGCCTAAGACTGTTAGTGTAACCGAGGAATACACTGACATTCCGAATTTCACTAGTGTCACAGACATTCAGCAAGTGAACGCGCTTCCAGCAAGCCCTGTTGCAACCGTACTGTACCTCATACCGGAGGCTTAACATGTCTCTGAAATTAGGTTCAACATCTATCGGCTCACTCTATCTTGGCTCGACCAAGATAGGCGCTGCCTATTTGGGTAATGTCAAGGTGTACAATTCGGATTCCCCATATACACTATTCTTCAGATTACCCTCAACGACCAACCTTCGCACGGATTCGGCTGAGACCATCGATGTACGATCGGCGGGTATGCCAACAACGAGTGATCTACCCGTTGTTGCCTTTTATGCACAAGCGAGTTGTACGATGAGTAGTATTTCGGGTAATGCCGGAGAAATTATATTAGCAACAACAGACGAGAATATTGTTGGTTTAGGCATTCAAAACAAAAATTCTTATAGCCTCGACTATGGTGGAACTACACAAACTATAGTATCATCAATGTCGTTGAGCACAAGCATTAGAAAGATGAAATGGATTTTTGAGTACTCTACGACCAGCAATCAATGGAACTATACACCATATTATGCCGCACGTGGAGGCTTCATTGCGGTTGGGTCTCCAATAAGTATTGGAACAAATACTCCTTTTGATATCAATCGTTGGTACTCAAATGGCAACTCGACTCGCTCTTATATAATACTAAATAACTTAACCGCAGTAGGGTTCAAAAACATTTCAGATGCGATTAGTTGGACTGGGGCGTGGCCGATAACATAACCCTTTTCGTCATAAGCGAAACAAGGCCGCAGTCGGAACTGCGGCCTTTCTTGTCTTTTGAAGTAATTTATCCGTAGGAGGCCATATGCTTGAATTTCTTGTGATAGCAGCAAAGGCTTTAATCATAGCAATAGCAATAATCGTAATCGTTTTAACAGTAGGGGCTTGA